CTTTATAGAAAGAGTTATGAATATGTATTTATATAATTTAGAACACTATCCTGAAGAGAAACCAACAATAGATGGTGCATTTAGAGAAGTACTATTACAAACAACACAGGAGATACTAAATAATGACTAACACTACTTTTACTTTACATATGTTACAAACGCATATTAATAAACTAAATGAGATTATCCATAAAAAGAATACACAAGAATTTAAAGATGAATGGAATGATTTACTAGAAGAAATATTACTATTAGCATTACAAGGAAAACAAAAATGATTAAGTACAATAACTATTATGCATCAGAGTTAGATAAGCACCCAATAGCTATAACACAATATCAACACCCAAATACTATACAATTAGGAGATGTTAATAAAATTGACGTTTATAGTGATAAGTATCGTGACGTAGATTTACTGTTAGCAGGTTCACCTTGTACATCATTCTCTGTCGCAGGAAAACGAGATGGTTTCAAAGCAGAGAGTGGACAGTTATTCTACAGATTTGTTGATGCACTCAAAGCAATTAAACCTAAATACTTTTTACTTGAAAACGTCAAGATGTCAAAGGCAAATCAAGACATCATGGTCAATGCCATAAGAGAGGTAGTAGGAGACACCTTTGGTGTACACATAGTCAATAGTGCATTAAAAAGTGGGCAGAATAGAGTGAGAATGTATATCACAAACATACCATTTGACCCATCTAAAATAGAAGATGAAGGCATTGTACTAGGAGATGTCCTAGAAGAAGATGGTATCGCCAATCCCTTGATGACCAACAAAAATGGCAAGTCACATTGCCTTACGGCACGATATAATGGTGCAGTTTGGTGGAATAGTATTGAACGTAAGCAGAGAACTATGGTGCAGATAGGTGAAACTGCTGAAATAAAAGGACATGACATACTCAAAAGAGTATATTCACCTAGTGGGAAGTCGCCCACTCTCAACAGTATGGGTGGTGGGAATCGTGAGCCAAAGGTTGCCACATTCAATCCTAAAGGTGGTCGCATTGTTAATCGTAGACTAGATAAGTTTGGTGTACGAAAAGATAATCAATTAGAAATACCTTTTACAGAAAAGATAGAAGTAAGAGAAGATGATAAAACAAATTGTTTAAGCACTATTCAAAAAGATAACATAGTTGTAGATAATTTAAGATGGAGAAAGTTATTGGTTACAGAAATGGAATCATTACAGACTTTACCTAGAGATTATACATCTATGGGTAGGTATAGAAAAGATGGAGAGAAATCTATAGCCTATATGCCTGTTGCCAAATCTAATCGTATGAAAGCGATAGGTAATGGGTGGACAGTATCTATCATCAATGAGATATTTAAGGGCATTGATGGTGATTTAAGGGATGTTATGTCATTGTTTGATGGCATATCATGTGGACAACAAGCATTAAAAACAACTAAAAGGAACTAACATGAGAGATACAAATAATAAATTTAAAGTTAATCTTGACATGAAAGATATTCTTGTCACAGAAGAACAACGAATGAAGTTTTTAGATTTATATAACAAACTACATCATACATTATTATATGTCCATGATTGTAGTGATATAACTCTATCACAAATAGCTAGTCTAGAGGAACTGAAATGTCTTATGCATAAAGCATTAAAGTTTTCACCACAAAAAGATGAAGATGGCAATGGTTCAAATTGGTATAACGATTGGGTCTTATCTTCTGATGAAACGGCATATAAAAATGACTAATGTTCTGCCTAGATATGTTACAAAAAGAATACAAGCAGATGGATTAGAGCATTATCGTTTTAATCCATCACAGAAATACATAGACATAGGGATAGTTACACGACTATCTCTAGGTTCTTCTTATCCAATAGCTGTAGAAAAAGCCAAAGAATTGAATGGCATCATAGATGAATACGAATCTTCACAATTTGTGAACGACAAATCAACATTACAAGAATTATATAACAACTACATACAATCAAATGATTTTAGTTTGCTTAGAGAAAAGACACAGAAAGATTATATTTATAACCTTAAAACTCTTTTAGAGAGCGACTACATGGGTAAACTTAGATTGAGTGGTATAACTACCCCAATGATGAAGAAAGCCTATGAGAAGTGGGTTAAAAGAGGAATATCGTTTGCTAATCATGTGATGGCAGTAGCTAACACATTATTTTCTTATGGTATAGAAATGGGTTACATACAAATAAATCCCTGTCGAGATGTTAAACGTAAAACGGCAGAATGTGATAGAATTATATGGACAAATGAGGAAGTAAAAAAGTTTTTAAATGTTGCATATAGTGACTTTAAATATAGGAGTATTGGTTTAATTGTTCACATGGCATACGAATGGGGGCAACGAATTGGTGATATGCGATTATTGCAATGGAATAATATTCAGTTTGATACTCAAAGATTATATTTAAAACAATCAAAGAAAAGAAAAGAAGTTTTTTTACCTATCAATGATAATTTATTTAGAGTGTTGCAAAAACAACACAATGATTTTGGTTTTCAGCAGTATGTAGCACCAAGACCATACCCTATACATGACGGATACCGACCATATTTGTTACAAAATGTGTCAAAAGCAGGTAAAAAGGTTATGGACAAAGCAGGTTTAAGAAGTGAATTGCAATTAATGCATCTCAGAGCAACTGCCATAACTGAAATGAATGATTCAGGTGTTGATATAAATCAAATAATGTCTGTTTCAGGTCATGCTAATCCACAGAGTGTAAAACCATACATAAAACATACATTTGATAGTGCTAATTATGCATTAGAAAAAAGAAATATAAAAAAAGACTTGACAGGACTTCAAATCCATGATACTTACATGGTAACTGCCGACAAGGAAAGTGTAACATGATAGATATATATAAACATATAAATGATATAGACATTAGTATGGGAGAAACAAAGAGAATGAATTGTCCTGTATGTAATGGGTATAAAACTTTTACAATTACTAATAACATGGGTCAGAAACTATGGAACTGTTATAAAGCAAGTTGTACTGTTGGTGGTAGTATGAAAGTTAATCTATCTGTAGATGAAATAAAACAAAAACATAATGGAGATACAGTTACAAATGAACAATTTGTATTTCCTGAATATATTGTAGAGTTTGAAAAGAATGTGATTGATTTTATTGTACAGAAAAAGTACCAACGAATATATGCTGACTATTGTATGCATGATATTTGTGAAGATAGAGCAGTATTCAAGATATTTAATGAGGATGGTTATCTTGTAGATGCCATAGGCAGAAGTATATTTGATAAGTTTCCTAAATGGAAGAGATATGGCAAGAGTAAGTATCCTTTTGTAAGAGGACAATATAATGGTGCTACAGGAGAACAGAATACAGTTTGTGTTTTAGTTGAGGATTGTATAAGTGCTTGTGTTGTATCAGAATATGGTATTGCAGGTATAGCTTTGTTAGGAACTAGCTTATTAGATGAACACAAAACTATTATATCAAAGTATTTTGATAAGGTTATTGTAGCATTAGACCCTGATGCACTACCAAAAACATTACAGATAGCTAAAGAACTAAAAGGTTGGGTAAAAGAAGTTAAAGTTTTAAAGTTGACAGATGATTTAAAGTATGCTAAGAAAAAAGATATTACTAACTTAAAGGAGATGATATGGAACTAGCATTAATAAGAAGTTTAATGGATAAAGATTTCTATGATGACCATAGAGGTGCAAGATGTCCTAACAGATTGTTTAGTAAAGACATAAGAAAGGTTAAGGAAGTATTAGATTTAGCCATAGACAAGTATAATAGAAATGTTACACCTGACGAAGTTGAAGCATTATTTATGTCTAACAATCCATCTATGACAACAGCACAAAAAGGTGCATATGGTTCTATGTTTTCTAGAATAAAGAAAGAAGAATGTCTTGGTAAAGATGTAGCACAGGATGTATTAGCTAAATTATTTCAACAGATTATAGGTGAAGATATTGCTAATCTTGGTTTTGATTATGTCAATGGGTCTAAGAATAATTTAGAACCACTAAGAAATATATTAGAACAGTATGGGGATGATTTTACACCTAATTTAAATATTGAATGGGATGACATTGAAATTAGAACATTACTTGATAAGAATGACCTTGAAGCTAGATGGACATTTAATATACCTTCACTATGTAGAAAGGTAGAGGGTATCAATGCAGGACATCTGATTGAGATAGGTGCTAGACCCAATACAGGTAAAACATCTTTCCATGCATCTCTTATAGCATCACCAAATGGTTTTGCACATCAAGGTGCTAAATGTATTGTGCTATGTAATGAAGAAGGTAGTCATAGAGTTGGTGCTAGATACCTTACATCTGCTACAGGAATGACATTACATGAAGTTAGAAACGACCCAAAGAAAGCACAGGAATTATATTCTAAAGTAAAAGACAATATCAAAATAAAAGATAGTTCTATGCGAGATATGAATTGGGTAGAGTCAGTTGTAAAATCGTATAAACCTGATATAGTTGTATTAGATATGGGTGATAAGTTTGCTACAACACAAGGGTTTGCAAGAGCAGATGAAGCACTTAAAGCCTGTGCTGTTCATGCAAGACAAATAGCTAAACAATATGATTGTGCCATGCTTTATATGTCACAGTTGTCTGCTGAAGCAGAGGGTAAGATAATATTGAATCAAAGCATGATGGAAGGTAGTAGAACAGGAAAAGCTGCAGAAGCAGATTTGATGATACTGATTGCAAAGAATCCACCTGTAGAAGGACAGGATGAAGAAGATGCACAAAGACATTTGAACATTGTTAAGAATAAACTATCAGGTTGGCATGGCAATGTGCATTGTGAATTAGATTATAAAACAGCTAGATATATAGCATAAAGGAGATAATATGATAAAAAAATACATTATAGCAAGTGAGTATGATGAAGAAGGTTTTGATTATGATGGAGCAGGAGATTATATTTATACTGCTACGAACTATAGAGAACACGAAACTAAAAAAGAAGTATTAGCTTATTTGAAAAAAAATATATACTATGATGATTATGGTAGGCATATACATAAAAAGAAAAAGCCTAATTTTAATAGTATAGAAAAGTATTGTAAAGAGTTTGACTTTCGTTTATATGAAAGAAAGATATAGGTATGAAATTAGTTCTTGATGTAGAAAATACAGTTACAGACAGAGATGGTAAAAAACATTTTGACCCATTTGAACCTACTAATAAATTAGTTATGGTTGGTATGCTTACAGAAACAGGGGAAGAGTATCTGTATAGGTTTGATGAATATGTTTTTGGTACAGCCTGTGTTGGTACAAAACAAAAAATACAAGAAGTATTAGATAAAGCTAGACTATTAATAGGTCACAATATAGTACATGATTTATTGTGGCTTTGGGAGACAGGTTATAAATATGATGGAAAAGTATTTGATACTATGTTAGGAGAATATGTATTACAACGTGGTCAAAAGAAACCATTGTCACTTGAAGCCTGTGCTGAAAGATATAATTTAAATACTAAAAAACAAGACACACTTAAAAAGTATTTAAAAGATGGATATGGTGTTGACGAGATACCAAAAGAAGAGTTGTCATCTTATTTATCAGATGATTTAAAAGCTACACAGGAGTTGTACAATGAGATTACTAAAAAACTTGCTACCGAAGAATATTCTAGACTTAATGATACAGTCGATCTTACTAATAGTGTTGCCCTCACTTTGGCTGATATATATAGGAATGGTTTTCATGTTGACATAAGTAAATTAGATGATGTTAGAAAACAATTTACTGATGAAAAGAAAGATATAGAAGAATATTTAAATAAAGAAGTTACTAATCTTATGGGTCATACACCTATAAATTTAAATAGTCCTGAACAATTATCTACAATTATATATAGTAGAAAACCAAAGAGTAAAACAGAATGGTCTGTTATCTTTTCACCCTATATGTCTATTACAGAATATAAAGAAAAGGTAAAAGATAATTCATCTATAGTATATAAAACTAAAGCTAAAAAATGCATGACCTGTAATGGAACAGGGTTTATAAGAAAGGTAAAAAAAGATGGAACACCATATGCTAGACCTACCAAGTGTAATTCCTGTAATAATCTTGGTTATAGGTTCATACCTACTAATGAAATAGCAGGATTAAAGTTTACACCACCTAATGCTAAATGGCTATCAGCACATGGTTGGAGCACGAGTAAAACAAACTTAGATTTTTTACTTAGGGTAGCTAAAGAAAAGAATATGAAACAAGCTGAAGAGTTTTTATCAAAAGTAATAAGACTATCAGCACTTGACACATATCTATCTTCTTTTGTAGATGGCATACAAACAAATGTAAAAGAAGATAATAAGTTACATGTTAAATTATTACAACACAGAACAGCAACAGGCAGATTTAGTGGAGCAGACCCCAACATGCAAAACATGCCTAGAGGTGGCACATTTCCTGTTAAACGTGTGTTTGTATCACGTTGGGAAGGTGGCAAGATATTAGAAGCAGACTTTGCACAATTAGAGTTTAGGACTGCTGCATATTTGTCACAGGATAAAATAGCAATAAAGGAGATAGAAGATGGTTTTGACGTTCATTCGTATACTGCGAAAGTTATTTCAGAAGCAGGACAGAAAACAGGTAGACAAGAAGCAAAAGCCCACACATTCGCCCCTCTTTACGGAGCAACAGGGTTTGGGAGGACAACTGCTGAAGCAACGTATTATAAACAGTTCACAGAAAAGTACAAAGGAATCGCATTATGGCATTCCAGATTGGCTACAGAGGTTATGAACACAGGAAATATAACAACACCTTCAGGTAGACAGTTTTCTTTTCCTGAGGTAAAAAGAAAAAGAGATGGTACTGTTACCTATTTTACACAGATTAAGAACTATCCTGTTCAAAGTTTTGCTACAGCAGATATAGTTCCACTTATACTTAATACAATACATAAAAGATTAAAGTGGTGGAAGTGTAAGTCTTGTGTTGTTAATAGTGTCCATGACTCTATAGTTATAGATGTACATCCTGACGAAGTAAAGTTTGTGCTGTGTATTATAAAACAAGTAAATGAAGATATGAGAATTGTAATAAATACGCACTTTGATATAGATTTAAATGTGCCTTTATTATTAGAATCAAAAATAGGTAATAATTGGCTTGACACAAAAGAAGTTGTGTGATATAATTTAATTTCAACTTAGGAGAAAAATATGAATAATGATATAGCAACAATAGATACAGATAATTTTGCTATCATGTCACAGTCTATGGGCATGACAGCAGATGTTTCTCAAAAGAAACAAACGTCTACATTAAATAGACTAAAAATATCTCACTCACCTATTATGGGAGAGGTAGAAGTTAAAGGTAAGAAGACCCAAGCTGCACTAGTCAATGGTGGTGTATATAAACTAGATGACTTAGTAAATGAGACTTCTTACTATGCAGATACTGTTAAGATAAGACCCTATATTCAAAGGTTTATGTATAAAAAATATGTTAAACCTGATAATGAAAGTGGGTTTTATGTTAAAACAGTTATGTCGGAAGGACTCAACAATGATTTGAAAGATAACATGGGTGGGTTTAACTGTGGCAAACCTGCAGGATTCATAAAAGACTACAATGCTTTACCTGAAAAGACAAAGCAAATAATCAAAGGTATAAAACGTGTGCGTGTTATACTTGGAACTGTAGAGTTAAATAATCCTGTTAATGAAAAAGGAGATGAAATTAAAGTAGAAGATAGTATACCTTTTATTTGGGAGATTGATAATAGGGATGCTTTTAAAATAATGGCAGTACCGATTGCAAAGATGCATGGTTGGAAACATGTGCTACCACAACACTACATTAATTGTGCTACAGATAAAAGAGAACTACCAAATGGTAACTCTTTTTACCTTCCGACAGTCGAAGTTGATAGTAATGCTTTAGACATTACAGATAAACAGCATAAACTGTTTGAAGAGTTTGTTCAATGGATTAAAAATTATAACGAATATATATTTAAAACATGGACAGACAAACGTGAGTCTGAACTTACAGATGAAGAAACAAGCACAGTTAATCAGTTTGTTGATGTAGAATTAGAAACAGATGATAAGTAATAATTCTTTTAGTCAACACAACATTAACTACTTGTCACCTAGCAGTATAAATACCTACATAAGTGATATTCCTATGTGGGTAGCTAGGTATTTGTTTGGTGTTAAGTCAGGGAGTGGTGCAGGAGCAGTCAGAGGTATAGTTCAAGAATCTGTACTAGCTAATAAATATGAAACAGGAAAATTTGATTTTGATTTATTAGAAAATGAGTTCCTCACCACTTGTATAGAATTTAACATAGGTTCAGAAAATTTAAAAGTAGAAAAAGAAAGAAAACTGTTAAAAAACTTTGGTGAAGTTATTGATAAAAATTTTAAGTATAAAGATTTAGAGCAATATCAAGAGAAAGTTGAAGTACAGTTGGATGATATGCCAATACCTATTATGGGATACATAGACTTTAGATTTAAAAATACAATAGTAGATTTAAAAACAACAACACGTATGCCATCTAAGCCTACTGAAGCACAAATGAGACAGATGGCATTGTATTCTATGGCATATCCAAATAATAGTGTAGATTTATTTTTTGCTACACCTAAAGAGCATAAAAAGTTTACACTTAAAAATCTTTCTGTATACCAACAGCAACTTAAAAAGGTAGCATTTAGTATACAGAAGTTTTTGTCTATAAGTGATGATAGACATGAGTTGGCTTCTTTAGTGTTTCCAAATTATGATTCTTGGACATGGAGTGACAGCCTTAAAAATGAAGCAAAAAAAATATGGAGAGACAAAATATGAAAGATATAGATGAAATGTTAGAATTAATTAATGAAAAAGAAAAAGAACTTCTTGAAATGAAAAAAGAATATAGAGAACGTAGAACAGAGGGTTTACGTAGTGCTATAGAACAAAGAAAAGAAGCAGAGAAATTAGTGCGTGATGAAATGAAAGCATTAGGCTATGGTCATACACCTTCTTCTAATCTTCCTTTTAGATTTTATTTCTAATATTTATGGGGTATAGGAGTAGTTTAGAGGAGAGTGTTGCCGAGTATCTTACTGAACAAAAAGTAAAATTTACTTATGAAACAGTTAAGATAGAATGGGAAGACATCTACTATCGAAAGTATACCCCTGATTTTATATTGCATAATGGAATAATAATAGAAACAAAAGGTGAATTTAAAGTTGCAGATAGAAAAAAACATGTTAATATAAAGGAACAACATCCTGATTTAGATATTCGATTTGTATTTTCTAACAGTAAAACAAAGATATATAAAAATGCTAAATCTAATTATGCAGATTGGTGTACAAAAAATGGGTTTATATTTTTCGATAAATGTATACCTGAAGATTGGTTAAAAGAAAAGAAAAAGAAAATTAAAATGGATAGCTTTATAGCTTATAAAGGAACAAAGAAATGAAACCCAATATGCAACCTGAAGATTTTATAATACAAGTTAAGCCTTTCATAGACCCTAAAACAAAAAGATGGACAGGGGTTGTTAGCTTAAATATTATTTCTTCTGATTATACATCTTTAAATGATGAAGATACAGATAGTCTTTGGCACATTTGTAAAATGATGTGTAGTGTCTTGCCTTTAGTAGAGCAAGATAAAGAATTTGGAGATATGCTAGATGCTTTTGCTAGAGAACATGCCGATGAAATATATTTAAATAATAAAGAAAAACCATTGACAACTATAGAAAAAGATGGTAATGTAATAAAAATAAATTTTAAAACTAAAACAAAAGGAAATGCATAATGGCTGCAGATATAAAAGAAATTATTGACTTTGAAAAAGATTCTATTCCTGAGGATATGGTTAATCATCCACCACATTACAATCAAAAAAGTATTGAGTGTATTGATGCTATTGAATCTGCAACAGATGAAGGTTTTGAATACTATTTACAAGGTAATATAATAAAATACCTTTGGAGATATAGATATAAAAGTGGTATAGTAGATTTACAAAAAGCTAAATGGTATCTAAATAAACTTATAGAGATAAAGAATGATAATAAAAGCTAAAGTATATATGACTATAAACATAGACCCTGAAGAGTATTCTATACCCTCTGATGGAGATATTACAGAAGAAGTTTCAGAAGCATTGAGAGAATATGTACATGAAATAAATGGGATGCAAATAGCATCTATAAGAATTACTCAAGGGAGAAATGCAGATGAATAATATAGGATACAAATTACCAACAGATTATCAAAATTTTATAGCTTTATCTAGATATGCTAGATGGCTTCCTGAAGAAAATAGAAGAGAAGAGTGGTCAGAAACTGTAAATAGATATTTAAATTATATGCAAGACCATTTAGTTAATAATTATAATTATGATGAACGAGTTTTTTATGAATTAAGAGATAGATTATTTCATTATATAACAAATTTAGATGTAATGCCTAGCATGAGAGCGTTAATGACTTCAGGTGTAGCATTAGATAGATGTCATGTAGCAGGATATAATTGTTCTTATATTCCTGTAGATAGTCCTCGTTCTTTTGATGAAACTATGTATATACTTATGTGTGGAACAGGTGTTGGTTTTTCTGTTGAAAGAGAAAACATAGATAAACTACCTGTGATTAATGAACATTTTGAGGATAGTGAAACTATTATAAAAGTAGGAGACTCAAGACAAGGTTGGTCAAAAGCATTAAGAGAATTAATTGCTATGTTATACGCAGGACAAGTGCCTAAATGGGATGTATCAGAAGTGAGACCTGCAGGTGCTAGATTAAAAACATTTGGTGGTAGGGCATCAGGACCTGCACCATTAGTAGAGTTGTTTGAGTTTTGTATTGCGATATTCAAAAATGGGGCAGGAAGAAGATTATATCCTATAGAATGTCACGATATAATGTGTAAGATTGGTGAGGTCGTAGTCGTTGGTGGGGTAAGACGTTCTGCCCTCATCAGTCTTTCAAACTTAGGTGATGACCAAATGAGACATGCTAAATCAGGTCAATGGTGGGAAAATGAAGGTCAACGTGCATTAGCAAATAATAGTGTGGCTTACAAAGATAAAATACAAATGGAAACATTTATGCGTGAGTGGTTATCTCTTGTAGAAAGTAAGTCAGGTGAACGTGGTATCTTTAATCGTAAGTCTGCAGTAAAACAAGCAGAAAAAAATGGTAGACGTAAAACAGATTATGCTTTTGGTTGTAATCCTTGTAGTGAAATTATACTTAGACCCTATCAATTTTGTAATTTATCTGAGGTTGTCATAAGAGCAGACGATACAGAAGAAACATTGTTAGAAAAAGTAGAGATGGCTACTATTCTTGGTACATTCCAAGCTACACTCACTAACTTTAAATACTTACGTAAAGTATGGAAAGACAATACAGAAGAAGAAAGATTACTTGGAGTATCATTAACAGGTATTATGGATAGTAAATTATTCAATGATTATAATACTGTTTTCTTTGAAGATGGTCATCAAGTATTTGATGGTTCAAGAGTTGGTAACATTCTTACTAAATTAAAAGAAAAGGCTATAGACACAAATAAAAAACTTTCTGCTGAATTGGGTATACCACAATCAACTGCAATTACATGTGTTAAACCTAGTGGTACTGTTTCTCAACTTGTAGATAGTTCAAGTGGCATACATGCTAGACATAGCAACTACTATGTTCGTACTGTTCGTGGAGATAATAAAGACCCATTAACACAATTTATGATTGAAAGTGGTATTCCTAATGAACCTGATGTTATGAAACCAAATAGTACAACTGTGTTTAGTTTTCCAATGAAAGCACCTGAAGGTGCAACAACAAGAAATGATATGACAGCTATAGACCAATTACGTTTATGGCAAACTTTTCAAGAGTATTGGTGTGAGCATAAACCATCCGTTACTATAACAGTTAAAGAAGAAGAATGGATGGAAGTTGGGTCTTGGGTTTACAAAAACTTTGATGATATATCAGGAATTAGTTTTTTACCACATAGTGACCATACTTATGCACAAGCACCTTACCAAGATATTAGTAAAAAAGAGTATGAAAAACTAGAAAAACAGATGCCAAAGCAAATAGATTGGTCTTTATTACAAAATTACGAAAAAGAAGACCATACAACAGGCAGTAAAGAGTTATCTTGCACTGCTGGAGTTTGTGAAACAGTAGACATAGGGTCTACATAATTAGGTAGTTTACCCTTCCAAGGGTACATTACACCCCTCTGAGGGGCTTTATATAAAGAAAAATTTTTAACTAGGAGCAAAAATATGAGAGAAATGTTAATTGGAGCAGCAAGAACTTACTATATGGGTATGATTAATAAACATATAGCAAATATTGAAATATTACTAACAAATCCTGTTGGTATTGGTGAAAATGCTCATCAAGATATACAAGCAGTTATAGAATTAGAGTTAGGTAAGGTAGCAGACTATCACGATAAATTAGAAATGTTACAAAAGTTTTTTGTTAAGTCACAACCAACAGAAGAAAAGAAAGGTAAAGATGATAAGTAGATATGACCATAGTGGTAATCGTTTATCTAAATTTGATGCACCTTTAAGATTGCAATATGAAAGGGGTATCAGGTCGTTTAGAAAGGGTAAGGTTAAAAGTCCTTATCCTCTAAACACTATGTTGCATCGTGAGTGGCAAAGAGGATTTGATTTCGCTTACTTTGTAAATTTAAAAAGGACAAAGAAGTATGAAGCTAGAACAAGAGGTAAAAGAATTTATGGATAGTAAAAATAAAAGTATGATAACTGCAACAGCTTATCAAGAACAAGCTAAAACAACAGCAATATTTCCTGCAGAACATGCTTTAGAATATTTAACTTTAGGGTTGGTGGGGGAAGCAGGAGAAGTTGCTAATAAAATTAAAAAAGTATTTCGTGATAAAAAAATATTTAAA